GTCAGAACTGCCCCTGACACATCTCCAGTTACATCTCCTGTGAGGTTTCCTGTTACGTTCCCAGTAAGGTTGCCCGTAACATTCCCAGTTACATTCCCAGTCACGTTCCCAGTTACGTTTCCTGTTACCCCGCCAGTAAGATCACCAGTTACATCTCCTGTCACATCGCCAGTTACGTCGCCAGTAACATCACCAGTTAGGTCCCCTGTAACATTTCCAGTTACATTCCCAGTCAAGTTTCCTGTAACATTCCCAGTTACATTTCCGGTTACTGCTCCGGTTAATGGGCCTGCAAAAGCATTCCCCGTGATAGTCGCTGTTGAAGTGATTGCGTTTCCTGTGCTGATCGCCCCAAATCCCGAAGCTATCGAACCCGAAGCAAGCGCCCCGACTGTTACGAGGTTTGCCGCCGAAGTCACATTAGCTTGAGTGGCCGCCAGGGTGGCCGCAGCGGTTACATTCCCACTCCCGTCAAAGTTTCCGGAAGACCATGTTACATCACCAGTCATCCCGATGGTTCGTTCAGTTTGTAGCTTTGTCGCTGTATCAGCATTTCCAGTGATCGCGCCAGTGAAGGTTCCTGATATTGTTTTCCCTGACATAGTTTGAGTAGACGTAAGATCGACTAGCTCAACACCTGCCCACTCGAGCATATTGCCCGAACCAAGAGCAAGACTTACATCGCCTGCGTCTGTCTGGTTACGCCAAGATACGGTATCTGTTTTAGCAAGTCGGATGATCCCAGCGGCAGCAGGAGTCGAAGTCCTTCCTTTAAAGTAAAGCGACTTAACCCCATGGCTTGCGCCAAAGTCGACTTCTGCGGAGAGTGTGAAGGTTCCGCCAGTTTTTTGCAAGAGGTTCGTAGAAACTGAGACCGCCCAGTTTGTTACTGTTTGACCCCAGTTCTCTTCGTCTACATCAGGAAAAGCGTATGATACGCCGTTGATAGTTACCGTCTGACTCATACACTAATCCTTAATAAAAAAAAGGGGGGATCACCTCCCCCCTGAAGTTTTAGCTATTTACGATACCAGTGATCTTGACACATCGTGCCGGAGCCTCACAGAAAAAGGCTTGATCTGTATAAACTCGAAGTTCATAACCGGCCTTGTCTGAAAGCTCTCTGAACATCTGATCGCTAGATCCTGGACGTTTGAAAGAGATATCTTGAGATCCGATTCTTCTACACTTCTTAACTGGGATTACAAAGGCTTCCCCTTGTTTAACCATGTTGTGACTTACGATCTCAACTTCTCCGTTTTGACCGTAATACTTGATACTCTCCGAACCTTGCTTGCCCTCTCTCTGATTGTAAGAGCTATCAAGCCTCCTGAGAGCTGCCATATCACTATTTAGCTTCGACCAGGTCACTGGGTTCATGTAAGCGACAACGGCCTCATTTAAACCCCTTTCTACAGCTCTGGAGATTCCTGAGAGTAGCTTGGCCATCGTAAGATCTGCACTAGAAGCGCTATAAGAGTTACCTTTCCAAAGCCCATAGTCAGCCGCGGAGATCCCGAATAGACTTCCACTGTTAGTGATGACTTTATCAATTCCTGCCATCTCGTTTGAATAAGCTCCTCGCCAAATCAAGTAAGCTGAATCGTCCGAGTCGGCGGCGATAAAAGTGTCAATCGCTGCGATATCTGTGGCGTTTCCGCTAACCTTGACGGTTTTATTATCTAGATTGACCGCGACCACAACAAGAGCTGCATTTGTGTTTTTCTTGGAAGAGCCGTCGTAGAGGTCAAGCTCTGCGTTTTCCGAGCCTGCCCAGATACCGCTTGCCCAGGATGCTGTTGTGAGTGTGATAGTTGTATTTGTAGCATCGTCGTTAGCTGAGCTATCGCAATTACCTAAGCCGCCTCCAGACGTTCCATATAGAAGTTGAAGCTCTAGTCTTTTCGTGATCGATTCAAGCATATTCTCAACGAGAAGCTCAGTTCCCTTAACAAAAGCCTTTTTGCTATTAGAAGCTTTTGCAGCAGCATCGTAAGACAGGGATGATCGCAAGACCATCTGTGAGCCCTGGAGGCTAGCGTTCTTCATTGTAAGAGCGACTGAATTATTTAGTGTAAATGCTGAACTGCCCGCCGCAGCATATGTGATCCCATGCTCGTTCGACAAGACAACTGGTTGGTTATAAGTGTCACCCGTCTCTTTGTCTGAGCCTACAAATTTGATTCTTTTTACTAGATGAGACGCTTCTGGAATTAGATTGATTACAGAGTCGCCGTAGACAGCTTTAAATAAGCCGTTAAGCTGAGATACGTCAGTGTACTGAGCCATGATATCCTCCAAATGTTGTTAATAAATAGTTTTAATTTTAATCGATGTTTATCTTCACTTGGTTAGGCTCTGGCCGACCGTCGTAAAAAAATTTTTGAGGGGCGAAGGTAGAACTTTGAAAGTTCGCCTAGAAACCCAACGCCCACCATTTTAATCCAACTTATATCGTCATGCAAGACCTAGCTTGATCGCCTCATTTCGACTTTTCCAGTCTGCCATTGAAATCTTTTTACTCTTGTGCTTTTTAGCAGGACTCTCCGATGGAGAAGCTTCAGGGCTTCTTTTAAGCTTTGCTATTTCAAACTGCCTCATTCTCTTTAGGGTCTCAGGATCGAAATACTCTCCGAGCTGGTCTCCCTGGAGATTGCCGTAGAGCTCTTTATGTTCTTTCATGAGATCGCCCTTCACTAAAGACGCCGCGACTTCTGCTGTAATGGCCCTACCAGCTTTGTGACCGTTGTACATGTATTGGGCTATCCTTCTCACTGAGCCAGGTGTTTTGGGTATCCCAGACTTCTCTAAAGCATGAATTATCTGAGCGTTGTATGTCTTGGTGTTTTCGTCCACTTTTGATTGAAACTCTTGATCTTCCCTTTTTTGTTTTTCAGCGCGAAGCCTTTCTAGCTCTTCTCTCGTATCATGATGACTTCTCTCTTCGTCGCTCATCTGCTCATACTGGATTTTATTATAAAGGTAGTCTTCTGCAAGTTCCCTGAAGTTAATCCCTAACTCAGGATTTTCTAGGATTGAAACAGGATCTGTCTTCAGTCGATCCAAAAGAGCTTCTGCTTGCTTTTCTATCATGCTGGACTTTCTAAACTTTTCGTCAGACGCACGACGGGTTTGGTATGCAGCTTTCAGCTCTTCGATAGTTAAATTTTCTGTCTGGTCTCCCCATTTGACTTCGTATCGCTCAGGTTCCGGCTGGGCTTCTGCCTCAGGCTCCGGCTCTCCCTGGTAGTCTCTGAAGTCTTCCTCGAAAGGAGAATCGTTCGCCGATTCGACTGCTGGCGCTTCACTTGTTTCTTCACTCATTAGATAAGTCCCCCTGTTATGGCGTTAAAGCGCTCTCCTGTCATCGGATTTTCTGGCATGTTCGGGAGGCGCGGTTTGTCTTTTTCTATTGCAGGAGTAGCGTCTAGCCCCTCGATGTCTGGAACCCCACCTGGAGGAGGCTCAGCGCCTGGAGCGCCTGGGGGTATTTCTGCCGGAGCGGGCTGCTGTCCGAGAAGTTGGAGAGTTACGGGATCAGCGTCTTTTAAAAGGTCGATGTGCTGTTGAATATGCCCTAGTACTCTTGCCAGAAGCTCTGGATCGTTTCGAGCCTCAGTGGAGGCCAAGACGCTTTTGTGTTCTAGGATATGCAAGTGATGTTCATCGGTGAGGATTGCTTCCACTTCTTTCCCATCTGCAAGATCCTCATTTTCGTTTTTGATTAAAATAAGCTCAGCTTGTTGTCCTTCCACAATTGGCTCTAATCGCCCTGTAGAGAGAACTTGCAGGAATTGCTCGTGATTCTTTACCATGCCTGCGCCAAGTAGCTGCTCAGCTAAGTTAACCCGCCCTGCGGTTGTTCTAGTTAGAGGGTTCCCCATATCTACAACAACCCGTTGGATATTCGAGAGGTCTTCTTTAGTCCAATCTTTCATCAAGTTTCGATTAGACTTCCCGACGATCGTCGAGACCCGCGGGGTTGAAGCGTACTCTTTTAGAATGTCAATTATCATCGTCCCTACATCTTCTAAAAGAGAAGCATAATTTGATTGCAGGTGACTAGAAAATTGGAGGGCCATCGACTGGACCAGGGCAAGCGCTGCGCCTGACTTGAGGGACGCTTCTGGGTTCCCTCTGGAGACTGAGTTAACCCCAGAAATTGTTTCCATAGATTTCTCTATAGCCTGCATGTAGTTGTAAGTTTCGGGACTAGTAGCGGTTAACTGAAGAGGCTGAGGTGGCCCCAATTGAGGATCAAACTCCAGGAGGTTGAGGCCTCCCGCTATTTCATCGACAGTCAGATTGTGCCCCGTTGGGACTGCCACGTTTTGAACTCCAAAAGTCGAAATGTTTGTGATGACTGTAGCGCTTAGGCCGTCAAAGGTTTCTTGAAGAGGCAAGAGATCAAACCCTGTTGTGTAGCCGAAAGGAGTTCCAGACTGCTCATAAGGGACAACCCTAGTCAGCGGTATCTTAGAGTAAGGAAGGGGAGTATCGATTAAAATAATGTCTTCACTCACAAGCTCGATTAAGCGACCTCCAGGCACTGATAAAGTAGGCCTATGGTAAAAGGTCAAGACAGCGATAAGGTCAGAGTCTTGGGCTGAAGAATAGCCAAAACTCGAATTTGATTTATAGATAAAATCTGGAGCCCCTATATTCAAGATTGCTTTTTCTTGCTTCTTATACTTGGCCCCAACTTCCCATCGGTTACGATATTCAATCGTGATAAACCAATCCGAGTCGTTTATATTTTCTAGGTTGAAGTCATAGATAACATTCGGCGGGGCAAAGTTCTTAATAACGATGTCACCATCTTTTAAAATTTCCCCGTCCTGCGCGGCGTATTCGTTTCCTTCTGAAGTATCCCAGTTGAGTGCAACCCAACCTTCTCCGGACCACAGGCAAGTTTCTACGGCCTGTTTTATATGTCTCTCGACTTTCTTCTCTCTCATATAGTAGTCAAGTAATCCGTCAGCTAGAACAACCTGAGCGGCACTCTTGGAGTCGGAGTTAACGGCCTTAGGCTCGAAGGCTGGACGCTGAGAGGTTGTCATGACTAGAAGGTGCTGAAGAAGGTTTCTGTAATGGTTGACCGAAACGTTTTCAAACTCGTCAGACTCTCCACTTCTATAAGTAGAGCCGAAAGAGTCCATGGCCCTGTAATACTGAAAGTAGGATCTTTCTAGTAAGCGCCGCCGGCCTGAGGTCATGAGGTACTCTTGAAACGCCTCCACTCTTTTAAAGATCTGTGCCCCTATTTCATCACGGTCTAGCGTTGCAAAGTGGTTTCTATCTTCCATATCTTTTTCTCCTTCCAAAAGCTTTGGCCAATGCTTTGTTATTTTCGCTTTTCTTCTCAAGTTTGTCGATCCAGTGGCTGTCGTGGCTGATCTTGTAACCAGCAGGAATAGGATTCGAATTCTCTCGGATATTTCTCACCAGGTAGATGAGCGAGGCTAAAGCATCAAAATGGCCGTAGATCTGAGACCTGTCAAATTCTGATCGTCGCTTGTTCCATACTCCAGACTTAAGGCATCCGATTAGTTCTCGGCACTTCGGGGAGATCAAAATCTTTCCTGACTTCATCCATAGTCTGAGCTTGTTAACCATCGCCTCGAGTGAGTCTTTAGTGGTGGCCATGAAGGGCATCTTGTGGAGAGTCCCCAAATCCTGGAGGAGTAGGAGGTTGTTATTATCAGCTATTCTCAGATAGGTCTTTTTCTCCTGGAAAACTTCAGCTTCTTTCTTTTTAAGATCTTTGACCAGGAGATCTGTTGTCATGTCTGGGCCTGAGATGATGTATTCATCTAGGATGACTAGCTTAGCCTGGAGGAAGTCCCAAACTGCGAATAGGCAAGCCGTCTTGTCCCTTACTCCTAAGTCCATGCAGCTGTAGGTATGGTAGAACTGCCAGTACTCATCTTTCTTATACTCTCCGATAAAACTATCATTGAACTCTGGGCAAATACTTCTATCCTTGTCTATTACGAACTTAACTAAGTATTCACGTTGCCAGTCTGTCTCTGAAAGGCACTCTTTCTTGTACTCTTCAATTTCAGCTTCTTTGATCTCCGGATCGTCATATATCGTGAACTCTGCAAAGGCTCCTTCTGCCTGGGCTTTCTCACAAAAGACTTTAAAAGGATGATCGGGTGATATTGGCGGCGTGGAGATCATGATTGCCTTGGCCCCTGGTCTTCCCCTGAAGGTCGGGACGATGATAGAAGAGTACAAGTAGTCGAGTCGGTTAATGAAGCCCGCTTCCTCGAAAACCATCAAGTCTAAAGCTTGCCCTCTCGGTCCATCGGGATTTCTGTCGAGCCCGATAAGCTGGATTTCTGAGCCGTTTGGGAAGGTATATTTCTTCCGCATGATATTCCAGTCTGGCTCCAGGTCTTGGGGAATATCCTCCATTAAGAACTTGAAGGCTGGGATAATGATTTCTTCGAGGTCGTTTGCAAATGCTGAAGCAAACTTAATTTTGCTCTTGGGAGAAGAGAGGGCTTTCTCTAAGCACTTAGAAGCTGCCCAGAAGGACTTCCCAAATCGCCTAGAGCAATTCGAAACGAAAAGCTTTCCTTTAGTTTTTCTGAACTCAGTCTCAATCAGCTTCTGAGACTTCTTTAGTTTCCACTCTAAAATCCCTCGACGCCATAACTCTTCTTTTATAGCTCTTATACTCACCGATTTTTTTTCTGATTTCTTTGATTCTTTCTTCATCTAATTTTCTATAGTCTTCTCTGTGTCTATACCACTCTCTAATGGCCTTTCGAATAAAGCTGCTTAAGTTGCCCTCAAAAAATTCTTGAGCGCACTCCTGAGCCATCTCATACTCTTCTATGAGGAGCCTAACCTTAACGTGCGTTCTCGCCACTTCCTACCGCCTCTAAAAGAACTTTAGACTCTACACTCTCAAGCTCTCGAGTTGTAGTTTCAACTTTGACAATGTTCCGACTCTCCAAGCCGATGATCTGGGCCATTTGAGAAAGGGCCTTAAGAGCATAGGAATATTTCTCTTCTTCTTTGCATCTGTAGTAGATGTCAGAAAGTTCTTTTATCATAGTCCTAAGCAAGACCATTCGCTCATCATCAAAGTCTGTTTTAAGGACTCTCCAGGCTTCCTCAAACACCTTTATAGAAGCGGCTTGACTTATTTTAAATTCGGTCTGAATTCTCTTTAATAGAACCTCTCGACTCTCTCGAGAGCTGCTCCTGGAGAGTGTAAGACTTCCCAGGAGCCACAGCGAAACTTGCTCTACCTGGAGCTTGCTCTCCCAGTGGGAGCGCTTTCGATCTGTCATCTTTTTCGAGCCAGGTGAAGCATCTCAGCTTTTGTCGATACTTTCTTAACGAGAGTCTCGTTCGCTAAGACTCTCACACTAAGAGAGTTCAACGAGTTCTCTAAAGTGTTTAGTTTTTTTGTGTCCGTCTCATCTTTCACTCTTACCCACTTAAAAGCCATCGTTAGAGTGGCGAGGGCCATAAAGCCGAGCAAATCAGGAATGGCCATAACAGAGTGAAGGAAGAAAGCTTTAATCATAAAACAAAAGAGGAAAGCTTCTAAGCAAACCTCAAAAGCATATTCTTTTATGACCTTGGGTTTAGACATCTACTACCCCCCTGGCGACGTACTGATCTACTTTATCCAGGCACATCTCAAGAAGATCCTGGAAAACGACTTCTTCTTTTAAGACTGTGTCGCCTTCGATTAGATACTCACGGACCTGGTACTCAGTACCCGTAACAGCTTCTAAACTAAAAGCTTTCCGTTTAGGAAGCGGAGGCTTTTTCTTCACTACTTTCTTTTTTGAAATCGGGATCTTCTTTTTCACGCTCATCTTCTACTCTCCTTAATAGGGCTTCTATAAACGCCTGAGACTCGGCTAAGGCTCCCGCTGACTTACCAGGGAAAAACCCTTGAAGTAACAAACCTTTAATCATCAGATATCTTTCTTCTGTTTGTCTTATCGCTTTAATGTGATCCATTTTTGTAGGTGCTTCTTCTTTCTTCTTCTTGCTCATGCTGGGCATCTCCGTGTTCTGTGCTCCGGTTTTATATATCTCTTGCAGTTTAAACTAATTTCCTTTTAAAATAAAGTATGGATAAAGAATTAATAACTTTCATAGAGCAAACAGGATTTCCCATTTTTATAAGTCTCGTCTTTATTTTACGAGTAGATATCAAGCTTAATAAAATGCTGGAGCTTCAGAGAAGGATTCTCATGCTCTTAGAGAGGCCCAAAAAATGAACCTAACATTTTGGTTAATAGTCGGCATTTTTGCCTGCTTTTGCTACGTCTACGACATCAGCGTTTATAATAGCATTAAGAGAGGTGATCTTGATGAGAGCGATTAATAGAGTTGTCGTTCACTGTTCCGACAGCGACCACCACGATTCAATGGATATCATACGCCACTGGCATGTTAGTGAAAGAGGCTGGTCAGATGTTGGCTACCATGTAGGCATCAATAAGGCCGGCCAAATGGAGCTGGGCCGGGATTGGGCCAAGGCCGGGGCTCACTGCAAAGGCTTAAACTCTCGATCCATCGGGGTCTGTGTCTACGGCAAGATTCACTTTACCGAAGCTCAGTTCAAAACGTTAGAGGCTCTACTAAAAAACTTGATGGCCATCTTCAATCTAACTATAGAAGACATTTATGAACACAGACAGTTCAACTCAGACAAGACTTGTCCTAACTTTAGTCTGATCCCGATCAAGGAGAACATATGGAAAGCGGAAACAAAAAGAAAGGCATTAAAGAAACAAGAGAGTTAATCCTAGCCCTGCTTGGGCCCAAAGGGTTAGCGGTTCTTTTAACCAAGACGTTTAAAGATGGTTTCCAGGTTTCTGACCTAGTCACCATCATGACAACACTCTCCCTGGACCCAACCTTTAGGGACGCCATAGAAGGCATCCAGAAACTGCCTGAAGAGGTTAAAGACATCGACCTTGCCGAAGGTATAGAGTTAGCGGAAATCGCTTTAAAGGCCATCCCTGCGATCATCCAGGAGGCCAAGACATGATAAGAGATATCATCAAAGTATTTTACATGATGTTAGTTCTATCTGCCCTAGCTCAGGGCATTGCGTCTATAACATGAGCCCTGTTATAGGAGCTTCACTCGACTTAATAAGCTCCCTAATGGAGATGGCCAGTACACATCAAAAGAGGAAGTACAAAAAGGATTTTCATCGGCTTTTAAGGAGAGTTCGAAGTGAAGAAAAAAAACCTTATCACGAGAGGGACGATGGCTTGCTTGATGATCTTTATGGGGAGCTTGAAGACCTCTTGCGCAGCTTTAAAACAGAAATTGAATCCACCTAGTCTTACCAAAAGGAGTTACCGACTCTGTTCACCTAAAGAGATCCCCCGTGAAAACAAGGATATTAAAAAGATGCAAACGATACGAGCTGATAGTGGAAGATCTCTCCCATCCAGAAACACATAAACGATTTTTATTTAATAGGTGGATTTTTAGGGTCACCCCCCAGCCTGGGGGGCGGCTTTAAAGTTTACTAGAAGCTGACATTGTCCGGAACGTAACGGCGGGACATCTCTTCCGAAATATAATCTTTGGCTTCCGATAGAGAGACAAACTCGAAGGACTCTCCAGTTTCTTTGTCAGCAGTTACCCAACAATGGCTCTTGGGATAACCACCCTCAACGCGAGTAACTCTCCAGTCCTTTCTAACATCCTCATAGACCCCTGGAGCACTTTTAAGTAGCTGAACCCGAGGTCTTGTTTGCATCTTACAAATGTGAGCCTCTAGATCTGCGATATGCCTTTCTAGTCTTGTGTCTTCCCATAAGCTTTTCATTTTTCCCATTTCGTTTTCCTTTGCTGAGGTTAAAGTTATTTCTAATATAAAAAAAAGGGGGCATGGCCCCCTGTTAGCATTCTGGTTGACATTCGTTGGTGTCGTAAGGCATGACTTCGACTATCCCGCTGCTGACCCCTATAAAGACAAATCCGCGCTCTTTCATCTCGCTGCACATCTGGCCGTAAGAGTGAGAGAGCGGTTTGGGATCGCGGTAGTTTTCTTCGAAACGTTGGATCATTTTATATGCAGCTTTTTTGTTAGTAGCTATTCCTACAACCCCGTGCTCATGACTTTTGACTAGTAATACTCTTCTCATCTTTCCATCCTTTTTTGTTTAAGTGATGAAAAGAAGATACACCCTTTTTTATATAAAGTATATAGTTTTTTATATAATTTTTTATTTTAT